GTTAGCTTTAGCTTGCCGTCAGGAGAAGTATAGGTGGCTTCGCCGTCTTTGTACTGGCTCCAGTTCTGAGGATCAGATAGGTGATCCCAGTCAACTGCACTGTCAAACCAGTCCTTACCTTCTCCAGGCTTCTGGTCTAGGCCCGGCTCTTCTGGAGTACCATCGCCCTCGCCATTAAGAGCATCATAGGTCATGGCGATCTTGTTCAGACCCGCCCAGTTCTGACCAACACCTAGGAGCTCGCCATTCTTATCGCGAATTTCGAATAGAGGAACGTTAGGGTCAATCGCATTGCTTTCACCAGCGCCTTCAACCATGTAGTCGCCATCTGGCTGAGCGTCAACTGCCTTAACGGTCTGACCAGACTTAGAAGTGAAAGAACCATCCTCGTTCTTGGTCCAACCCTCTGGAGCGTCGGTGCGAGTCTTCAGGAAGTCCTCTAGTGGAATTGCAGAGGCGATATCAGCCTTGGTTGGGTTTTCAATAGACTTGTTAGCCTTTAGACCCTTTACCTTAGAAAGAATTCGCTTAGAAAGAATTGCTTTAACTGGCGCAGTCTTAGCTGCGTCAATTGTGTAGATGCCGTCAGGAATCTCTGGGCTATCTTTGATTTCGATTTGGAAGTTGTTAGTTCCGGCTGGTGCGCCAACAATACGGCCATCTTCCGAGAAGATGCTTCCGTCTTTACGGCTAAAGAATCCACGTAGGCGTCCAAACTCTTCTGCGAATCGACCATCGCGGTGACGACGACGAACCGCTGCTAGAGCCTTTGCCATTGCAGAACGCATAGCAAAGCTCATCTTGAAAGCTGCAGTGATAGGAAGAACTACATCCTCTGGAACGTAGCCCGCTGCAACCAAGGCACCAAGCTTCGCGCTAGCATAGTCTGCTTCTACAGACCCAGGCTTAGTTGCATATGCGCTATATACGTCTAGACGTGCTTGCTCTGAAGCAATACGTGGGTCGCCAGCTACCCAAAGAGCGGTGACCTGAGATAGAGCAGAAGCAGTCATAGAATCACGGTTGGTGCGTGAAGGGTGCCCTAGAGGAAGGAAGTCGGTGTATTCGCCAAGGCCAGAGGCGAGGATACCGTGGTGTGAGTAGTTAAGAACGTTGTCAACAGCATTAGCTGCGAATAGCATCCACTCGCTCGGGTCAGCATCTAGGTTGAAGTGGATGGCTGTCTCAATGATGTTCTCAATGGAGGCTTCTGGCACCTGACGAGCAGAAGCAACTAGCGCGTTCTGAGTCTTTGCGTAGTCTACGATCGCTAAGCGAGATAGGTACTCGGCATCCTCGGTCGTGTAGTCGCGATCAGCGTAGAAGTTTTCGATCTTGCTGATGAGATTAGTGAATGCTGAGCTCACTTTAGGCCTTCCTGAGCAGGGCAATAATTGCTTAAGCTATGATACTAGAATTTTACCGTATTACCAGACAATTTATTTTCTAGTTGACTTCGGATGTGCTTTTGGAAGCAGGTCGTTGTCTGTGGTGTATTTTGAATTTTTAGGTGAACCAGAGCGCAGTAAGTGCAAATATGCATTTACACGAGCCATAGCCCATGAGTTACGATTCTGATCTGGTCGGTGCGAAGTCGAGAATGCACCAGCACCACGGCGATACACAGCCTTGAGAGTACCCATCGTAGCTTTTCTGCCATCCGGTGCTTTCTTATTGTGTGTTTCCATTTTGTTCTTTAGTGCTGTAACAATGGCTTCAGTAAAATCAACTGACTTGCCATCAGAGGCCGATCCTTTTTTGTTCTTGTCCGAGCCCTTGATTCGGTCTTTCTTTGGGGCTGGCTTAGATCCGGCAGTAGCAGTGACAGCGCCATCTGGCAGAACTGCAAAACGGCAAAGTCCGCCGTCTTCTACTTCTGCAACAATGATTGAGCATCCGTTAGGCGCATTGAAGAAAACGCAGTTGCCACACTTGACGCCAATGGCCGCGTTTTCCTCGTTCTCTGATGCAGGGGTATAGCCTGCCCAGATTCCAGTGTTATCATCGTTGAACTTGCCATACTTATTGGCAATAAGCTGCAGTGCGTTAGCTAGCTCTTGCTCCTCGGGGACCAAGTTATACCCGCCAGCAGTTACAGAATCGTCTTTCTTGAATACGTCACCAACGTAAGACATTACTGAACCCCTAAAGTTGATTTCAATTGCCACTGCCACTTCTTGTGCATGTCAATACGTCCAGCTAGAAAGTCAGCAATGCCTTGCTCGTTACATGCATCGGCCATACCGAAAGCCTGTTCATAGCAAAGAATGACTCCCTGATTCACGCGAGCCAGAGACTCGACCATGAGGACCGGATCTCCAAGTTCCCTGTCCTGACGAGCAATACAAGTCAGCTCAACGAAGTCGGTGATCAAGTAAGGGGCATCGTAACCTAGCTTGCGGATGTTTTCAGCTAGCGGGTCAATCGCACCGTCAATGTCAGCGTAGATCTCTGCAAAAAACTCGTGAAACTGAGAAAAGTTAAGGCCCTTCACATTCCAGTGATATCCCTGAGCTAAGAACCCAAGCGTAGTGACATCAGCTAGCAGATGCGCAAGCTGTTCAGCTAACCCGTCTTTTTCTTGGATCATGGTGTCGGTACCTCTGGCTCTGCTGGTGGTGCTTCAGGAGTAGTTGGTTCTGCTGAAGGCTCTGGAGTAGGGCTGCCTGGACCGCCTTCGAGAATGTTCTCGATCTCTGGGGTCATCGGGGCAACTGAACGAGCTTGGCTAGCTGCGTTAATGATGTCTTTAAGCTCTGGGGCAACCGCTTCGAGCATTGACTGAGTCAGCTCTGGAGTGATCATACCCTTCTCGACAACAAGACGTAGTGCAAGTTCCTCTGGGCTTGGTGCATCTGCTTCGGAGAAGCCGTGTGCACGACGCCAAGTGTTGAATGACACTGCCATCTTGTCAAAGCCCGAGTCAGCATCAGCTGCGCGGTCGTTACGGGTAGCAACCTGTGATGGGTCGTACCAAACCTGAATACGAGCTACTTCATCTTGGTCGTAGCCGTTGGCAATTAGGTATGGACGCAAGTAAACAACAGTCAGTGCGTCAGCAATAAGAAGCATCAGAGGCTCGATGTGCGCCTTGTAGAGGGCTTCATCGATCTGTAGAGCGTTAGAGTACTTAACGTTGGCAAGTCCCGTCACAACGTCTTTAGGGACGTCTAGACCCTGCATGATGCGCTCTAGTACACGGTCAGCACGAGCAACTAGTGATGCATCGAATGAACGCTCGAACTTGAACTGCTTGATCTTGTCGCCAAGTTCTGCAGGACCACGGATGATAAGTGGAACAACAGCAGACGCTGAGTCCTCGTCCTTAATCGGAGTGGTCATCGCATCGATGAGCTGGTCCTCGAAGTCATCAGCAGCTTCTTCGGTGTTGTAGAGCTCGTTGTACTCGCCATCTTCATCGTATGGGTAGTCAGGATCTGGGCTAGCTGCAACAGACAAACCATCAGGCAGGTACAAAGCACCCGCATTGAGGCGAGAACGGGCCGTAGCGCGGAAAGTACGGTTGAGTAGCAACAATTCCGCACAGAGATCTAAAAGTCCGCGTAGCGAGCTGTCAGACTCCATTGAGTAGCGAGGGTGTGCTTTCCAAATACGTCCGATGAACGCATCGGAAGGCAACCTGATTGCATTCTTACCAGCCTGGCCCGAAGAAGAACCGCTAGCATCGCGAATAGGGTTGATTGTGTAGTTTCCACGAGAGTCGAGCTGTAGTTCATCCACTGAGCGGATGTCCCATGACTCAGGGATCTGTGAGCCAATACGTTCTGGCACCTGAACCAAGTAGCATTCACCAGTGACCTGAAGATTTAGTGCTGCATCCTTTAGAAGACCTGCTTGGCCTCCGTAGGCCGAGTCAAGACGAGATAGCGCACGCTGAGCAGCTGACGCCAACTGAGGGTCAACAATCTTTGACATGTCAACTGGTACTGGAGACTCCGAAGGGTCGTCTACAGCAGCAGCGTAAAGGCGGATGCGTGATACGACAGACGCCACAAGGTTAAACGCATACTTAACTTCACCAATTGCATCGTAGTACTCCCATGCTTCGGCTTGCCATGCAGTCGCGGCTGACTGACGGCGGT